TTCGGGTCCCCCTTTTTTTTGCCAAATAGCTTTGTACATGCTACTAAAGAGCGTTAATTTAACCTATCACTAATTTAAGGAAGAGGGTACCTGATGGCGAAGAAGAAAAATAGTAAAACTGAAGATACCAGTGACTTTACGGTCGACTTGATTAAGTCATTAAACAAGGAGCATGGCTCAAGGGTCGCTTATAACCTTGCTTACGACGAAAGTCCTACACACGTAAATCGTTGGATATCCACCGGTTCAAAACAGCTTGATTTTATGATAGCTAATCGAGAAAATGGTGGTTTACCAGAAGGTCGGATAGTTGAAATATTTGGTCCGCCATCAATCGGGAAATCCCACATTGCAATTCAAATTGCCCGGTCGACTCAAAAAATGGGTGGAATCGTAGTCTACATAGATACTGAAAATGCTACGAGTGTAGAAAACCTCGCAGCACTAGGTGTAGACATCCAAAAACGCTTTGTATATGTTGATACCCATTGTACTGAAGAAGTGCTCAGTATCGCAGAGAAGACTATCCTACGTGCAAAAGCGTTGCAGAAGAACGTTCCAATTACAATTATCTGGGATAGCGTTGCAGCTACTAGTCCGAAAGCAGAGTTGATTGGCGATTATGATAAAGAGACGATTGGCCTCCAGGCTCGAGTCATCTCGAAAGGGATGAGGAAAATCAATGGCGTAATTGCAAACGAAAACGTACTATTCGTTTGTCTTAATCAGATTAGAACGAAGATCGGTGTGATGTATGGAGACCCGACAACTACACCAGGTGGTAAAGCAATTCCTTTCCATTCATCTGTTCGTATTAAACTTGGTGCTGGACAACAAATCAAAGATAAGAAAGGAAATATCGTTGGAATCAATGTATCAGCTAAGACTATCAAAAATAAGGTTTCGCCTCCTTTTAGAACGTGTAATTTTGAAATCCACTTTGGGAAAGGCATCGTTGAACACGAACAGGCATTTGACGTATTGCGAAGATACTGTAAGGACAACGGCGGAGTTATTTATGAAAATGTGGAATGTAGTATTGATGGTACTGGTGCCTGGAAGTCATTGACGGTTGTTGATACAAAAACAGGCGAGCTCGTTGTCGAGAAAAAGTTTTATAAAGCAGATTTCAGTGAAGTCTGGAACAGTATTGAATATTCAAAATATGTGAACGTTATTTTTAACGCTGCTTTTAGGGACCTAATGGGCAATTCCACAGCAGCTGACTTAGATACCGAATCTTTCGAAGAGGTTCGGCAAGTTGCAATGGATATTATTGATGATGATTTTGTAAACCCGGAGTAGAAAAATGAAAACATTGCTTGTTGACGCTATGAACATATTTATTCGTTCTTATGTAGTCAATCCAACCATGAGTGATCACGGTCACCAATTTGGTGGAGCGCTTGGCTTTCTTAAAAGCGTAGGATCTTATTCTCGAAGATTTAACCCTGATCAAATTATTGTAATTTGGGAAGGTGGAGGATCCCCAAGAAGAAAGGCTTTGTTGCCTGAATATAAAGCTGGCAGAAAACCTATACGGCTTAACCGTTCAGAGATATACGAGGATATCCCAGATTCTCGTGAAAATTTTAATTATCAGGTCGCTGCAGCAACAAAACTCCTATCTTTTACTCCGATAAAACAAATGTATGTAAGTGACTGTGAAGCTGATGATATTATCGGTTATCTCTCAAAACATATTTTGAATGACGAAGTAATAATCGCTTCCAGCGATAAAGATTTTTATCAGCTTCTGACAGATAAAGTCTGCATGTATTCTCCAACAAGGAAAAAAATGATCACTGTTGATGATGTATTGGAGGAACACCAGATCCATCCGGAAAATTTTGCAACTGCCCGATCTTTTGTTGGAGATAATTCTGATAATATTGATGGCTTGAGAGGCGTGGGATTGAAGACCTTAGCAAAAAGGTTTCCAATGCTAAATAATTCTGAATTCGTATCGATCGACGACATAATTAGTAAATGTCGAGACATTCCCAGCAGTTCCCGACTTAAGATCCATAACTCGATCTTAGAAAAGAATGACTTAGTAAAAAGAAATTGGAAACTCATGTATTTGGATATTTGTAATCTTTCGGCTGACCATGTTAAAAAAATTGAAGAAAGATTTCAATACATTGAGGCCAAGCGAGATAAATTGAATATGATAAGACAGCTTATCGAAGAAGGGATCAACATGCCTCGATCTTTCGACCCACACAAGTTTTTTCTAGATCTTTCCACAGTAAAATAAACCGGAGCAACCATGCAAACAATCTTCAAGCTTGAAGAATCAGGACCATCACATTTCAGTCAATACGGCCGCGCATTCCAGGAAAAGATCTTCCAGGGGTTAATAACTGATCAAGAGTGGGGAAAACAGATGGTCGAAGTAATGAAGCCACACTTCTTCGACCTAAAATATATCCAATATCTAACTGATCGATATTTTTCCTATTTTGAAAAATACAAATGTTTTCCTACAATGCAGCTATTAATTTCTATTATTAGAGATGAGCTTACTGGATTAGGTGCCGACGGACTGTTACGAGAACAAATCGTAGAATTTTTGCAAAGAGTGAGAGCAAACCCACATCCTGGAGATCTAGACTATGTGAAAGATAAAACCCTGGATTTCTGTAAACGTCAAGCATTTAAGGAAGCGCTGGAAAAGGCCGTAGACTTAGTTTCCGAAGATAAATTTGAATCTGTGGTCGATCTAATGAAACAAGCGGTTTCTGTTGGTATGCCACACAGCATCGGCCATGACTTTTTTGAAGATATGGAAGCTAGATTTACAGAAATTCACCGTCTTACTAGTCCGACTGGTCTGGCTTGCCTAGATTGTAAAGAGGTAATGGACGGAGGCCTTGGAAGAAAAGAACTTGGCGTCGTCGTTGCTCCCACTGGTGTTGGAAAATCTCATTGGTTAGTTGCTATGGGGTGTGAAGCTATGCTCCATGGAAAAAATGTTGTACATTACACTTTTGAGCTTAGCGAAACAGCGGTAGGAAAAAGGTATGACGCTAATTTAGTTGGCGTTAATTCAAATTCAATCGTTGAAAACAGCGAGCTTATCCGCTCGCACTATGCGAAGAACCAAGACTTAGGAAAACTCGTTATTAAGGAATATCCCACAAGATCTTGTTCGGTAATGATGATCCGAAATCATATCGATAAACTTAAGTTACGCGGGTTTATTCCTTCCCTCATTATTATCGATTATGCTGATATTATGAAGAGTTCAAAAAGCTATGAATCGATTAGACACGAGCTAATGCTGGTATATGAAGAGCTTCGCCAGTTAAGCCAAGACTTTAATCTTCCTATCTGGACAGCCTCTCAGTCCAACCGCGCCGGATCTGGAGCAGACGTTGTTGGTTTAGAAAATATGTCTGAAGCTTATGGAAAAGCTATGGTAGCAGATGTCGTAATCACCATCGCCAGGAAGCCTGAGGAAAAGTCTTCGGGTTTCGCTAGAATTTTTGTTGCAAAAAACCGCGCCGGACGTGACGGGTTGATTTTTCCTGTTAAAATTGATACAAGCATGTCGACTTTTAAAGCTTTGACAGAAGATGAAGCTGAAGAATTCGCACCTAAGCAAAAGCTTAAAGAAGCATGGAATGATTTTAAACAAGAGAAAAAGGATATGTTACAATGAAAGCTACTTACACCTACGATCAGGTTTATGATGCATCTTTAAATTATTTTTCAGGTGATGAATTAGCGGCTGGCGTTTTTGTAAGCAAATACGCTTTGAAAGATTTAGTTGGAAATTATTATGAGTTAACCCCTGATGATATGCATAAAAGGTTAGCTAGCGAATTCGCTAAAATCGAAGAAACATACCCAAATTCAATGGGTAAAGAAGAAATATATAGTCTGTTTAAAGACTTTACGTATATCGTACCCCAAGGCTCTCCAATGGCGGGCATCGGAAATGATTTTCAAGTGCAATCAATATCGAATTGCTTTGTTATTGAATCTCCCCATGATTCTTATGGCGGAATCCTCCATACAGATCAACAGCAAGTCCAGATTATGAAAAGACGAGGAGGTGTTGGGTTTGACATTAGTAATATCCGTCCTCGAGGCAGAACTTGCGAAAACGCAGCTAGAACAACGGATGGAATCGAATTGTTTATGGAAAGATTTTCCAATAGCTGCCGAGAAGTTGCTCAAGGAGGCCGACGCGGTGCGTTGATGCTTTCTATTTCTGTCCACCATCCACAGGTTTTGGATTTTATAAAAATTAAGAGAGATCTAACCAAGGTTACAGGCGCAAATATCTCTGTTCGAATAACAGATGAATTTATGGAGTCACTCAATGCCGGTGAAGAATATGAGCAAAGATGGCCTGTAAATTCTACGGATCCCGAAATTACAAATTTAGCTTCTGCAGCTGAGGTTTGGGATGAAGTAATTAAATCTGCTCATGCTTCTGCAGAACCTGGGGTTTTGTTTTGGGATACCGCATTAAAAAACACCCCAG